CTAATAATATTTTTATTGCCTTAACTGCTCATACATCTTCTGGCTCACAGCCACTAACAACTAATACTGATAGTGCTAAATGGAGTTTATTAGTAGATGCTGCATCGGCAACCACAAGTCAAACTGCTGCTGCTACAAGTGCTACTGCTGCTGCAAGTTCCGCGACAGCTGCGGCATCATCCGCATCAACAGCATCTGGTCATAAAGATACTGCAACGACAAAAGCTAGTGAAGCTGCGTCTAGTGCTACTGCTGCGGCATCATCCGCTACTTCTGCTGCTGCAAGTTATGATAATTTTGATGATAGATATTTAGGTGCAAAATCTTCTGATCCATCTAATGATAATGATGGCGATAGTTTAATTACTGGTGCTTTATATTTTAACACATCTAACAATGTAATGATGGTTTACACAGGAAGTGCTTGGGTAAGAACAACTCCAACATCTTCTGACCAAACAACAATTAATGCAGTAAATTCAAATGCAAGTAACATTAATACTGTATCTGGACAAAATTCTAATATTACAACTCTAGCTGGAATAAGCAGCGACATAACTGCTGTAGCTGGAATATCATCTGATGTTGCAGCAGTAGAAAATAAATTAACAGAAATACAAGCTGTTGCTAGTGACTTAGCCGAAGCATCAAGTGAAATAGATGTTGTGGCTGGTGCAATCGCTAACGTCAATACAGTTGGTGGAGCTATAGCTAACGTTAATACTGTAGGAGGAGCAATAGCTAATGTTAATACAGTTGCTTCAAATGTTTCTGGCGTAAATAGTTTTGCAGAAAGATATAGAGTAGGATCAAGTGATCCTGGATCAAGTAATGATGCTGGAGATCTTGCCTTTAATACAAGTTCTAACGCATTAAAATATTATAACGGATCTGCGTGGGTTGCGGTAACTGCACCAGATGTAACTTATGCTGACAGCACAGCTTTAGCTATTGCTCTCGGTTGATAATAGAAAGGAGATAATATGCCAAATAGTTTTAAACCAATTACGTTTGCAGCTGAACCAGCATCTGCTGGTACACCTTATGTAATGTACACAGTTGCATCTAGTACGACTACTGTCATTCTTGGTTTACGTCTTACTAACATTCATTCAACTTCTGTTACAGTTGAGGTTGAACACGTTAGTGATACTGCCAATCGTGGTGGAAGTAATGACGTAGCTAATGGTACAGCATTTCTTGCAAAGGATGTTGTAATTCCAGCAAAGAGTTCATTAGAAGTTTTGGCTGGTAGCAAAATAGTTTTAGAGCAAACTGATGCAATTAGAATTGATTGTTCAGTAGCTGATAAAGTTAGTGGAGTTCTATCAGTTATGGAGATTACTTAAAATGTACGTTGGACAACAACCTAGCACTACTTTTGATAGTGGTATTCAAGACCGTTTTACTGGTTTAACAACTAACACAGTAACGCTTACACATGATATATCTGCTGAAACAGATATTCTTGTTGTATGGAATAATATCGTTCAAGATAGTTCCACATATAGTGTAGGTGGTACTGGTAATAAAACTTTGACCTTGGGTGGCACACTATCAAGTGGGGATGTCGTAACTGTGTATTACACAAATAAAGTAATGCAATCAGTTAATCCTACTGCTGGAAGTGTTAATACTACACAACTAGCTGACAACGCAATTACTTTAGCCAAGATGGCTTCTGGTACTGATGGAAATATTATATCTTATGATGCAAGTGGAAATCCTGTAGCAATAGCAACAGGTAATGATGGACAAGTATTAACATCTACTGGTGCTGGATCTCCTCCAGCTTTTGAAGATGCTAGTGGTGGTGCAAATACACCATACTTTCAAGCAAGTATAACTTCTAACCAAACGTTAGTTAACGATACTTCAACTAGAATTAGTTTTGATAGAGCAGATGTAGATAGTGCAAGTGGATTTAATACTACTTATAATAAATATACAATTCCAACTGGTGAAGGTGGGTATTGGCATATTGGATATGGAATTGCTGTATATGGAAGTAATGATAGTCAAATAAACAATATAAACATTTATCCTAATAAAGGTGGCTCTGATTGGATAAGTTTTAATTCAAGACATCAAGGGGTTTCTTATTATAGATTTGATAGTCATTGTCCTAGACAATTTCATGCAGAAAAAAGTTTTATAGGTGCTGCGTCTGCCGGAGACGAAATAACTATAACAGCAGTTCTTGGACATACTGGTGGTGGTAGTAATACTTTAAGTGTAGGAGAATACTATTCAGTTTTTTGGGGATATAAATTAGCGGGAACATAATATGAGTAACATAGTAACAAGAATAAAATTATATGCAGAAGCAAATTCTAAAGTAGCTAATTTTGGTGGTGACAGAAATGTTATAGTATCTGATTTAGGCGATGGAGATGGTGTTAAAATAACCAAATGGGAAATTGAAGGTTTATCTAAACCAACAGATACACAATTAAATTCATACGAAACAGAAGCAACAACTTTAGAAAACAATGCAAAGATAGATGCGAAAAGACAAACAGAATATTTATCTTGGCAAGAACAATTTGAAATGATTTACAAAGACCAAAAGAATGGCACAACAACTTACAAAGACCATTGCGATAAAGTTCGTAGTGATAACCCTAAAGGATAACATATGGCATTTAGTAAAATAGCAGCTGAAAATTTAGGTGGCTCTACACTTCCAGCTTTAGCTGGTGGCAGTTTAACTGGAATTTCTGCACCAACAAATACATATTTTCATGCAGATTTAACAAGTGAGCATACTGGAATATCTGATAATACTGTTACAAAAGTAAATTTAAATAATGTTCAGTTTGATACATTAGGCTCATGGAATACTTCTAATAAAAGATGGATTAGTACAACAACTGGTAAGTATTTTGTTAGTGGAATTGTTAATTGTTACAATGGAAATGCAAGTAATATTGCAATAGTTAGTACACAAATAAAAAAGAATGGCAGTACCTTGTTTGTTTCACATTTAGATTGGAGAAATAATTATGGGGGATATTCAAATGGTACAGAGGTTAGTGGTATTGTAGACATGACCAATACAACAGATTACATTGAATTATTTGGTTATCCTTTTGCAAATTCGGCTTCTGGTTTAAAATTTGCAGGCACTCCAAGTGGAGTACAAACATCACTAACAATTATAAGGATTGCATAATGTTATCACAAAAAATTAAAACATATTTATCAAATAATGAAATTACGGAAAATCATTTTGGTTGGAACATACAAGTTCATAATATTGTTATAGAAAACAATGGAGATGGAGATACTATAGTTAAATGGGATAGCGATGCTGTAGGTATTGCACAGCCAACTCAAGAACAGTTAGACGCATTATGATTAATCCAGTTACTACACTTCCTACAGAAGAAGAAGTAAATGCAAAACTAAAAGAATTACAAGACAAATGGGATAAGGATAACACATGACCTATGTAGGAGCTACTCCAACAACTGGAGATTTTAAAAAATTAGATGCGATAACAGCTAGTGCTACTGCTACATATAATTTAAGGCAAGGTGGTGTCGCAGTATTTCCTCAAAGTAGTTCACATTGTTTGGTGGTACTAAACGGAATTTTGCAAACAGGTGGCAGTAGTTTTAATATTGTAAATGACACAATAGTTTTTGCAGAAGCCTTAACATCGAGTGATGTAATAAATCAAATCCTAGTATTAGGTAATGTTAATGATATTGGTGTACCAAGTGATGACACAGTATCAACTGCAAAGATACAAGCAGACGCAATTAATGCAACTAAGATAGCTGACGATAGTATTTCTGATGAACATTTAGATATAACAGCAATCACAGGTCAAACAGCTATTACTTCTTTAGCAGATACCGATAAGTTTTTAGTATCTGATGCAAGTGATAGTGGTAATCTTAAATATGTAGAGAAACAATATATGCCTAGTGGTACTTTAGTTAAACTTGCACAAGTAGATAATAGCACAAGTAGTTCGGCAGTAAGCAGTATTACACTAGACCACTTTTCTACAACTTATGATTATTATAGATTTTTTGCAACTATGGGTGCTGATACAACAGGAGCAGATTGGCGAGTACGATTTAGAGATGGTGGCTCTGATGTAACTGCTTCTTATTATGTTTATATTTCATCAAGAGCTCAAATAAATTCAGGAGGAACAGCAAGTGTGCATGAAGGTCATGCGGGATTTTTTGATGATAAAATAATATTTGCAAACAATTCAACAGACAATACAAATCAAAAAGTAGTTTGTGATTGGACATTTGCAACTGGTACAGGAAATTCCGCAAACAGATTACAATTAATGGGTAATGTTGCTTCTTATAGAGTAGATGATGTTGCTAAAGTAGGTACTTTAAGAGGGTATCAAAATGCTCAAAGTAGTAATTTTTATGAGGGTTTTAAAATATATTTAAGTAGTGGTAATATTAGATATTATAACTACGCACTTTATGGAGTAGTAAAATAATGCCTAGATATAAATTAGTAAATGGCGAAAGCATACAACTTACAGCCGAAGAAGAAACAGCAAGAAATACTGAGGAACAATCATGGAATAACGCAAGTGCAACTAGAAAACTTGCAGACATAAAAGAAATTAGATTAGAAAGATTAATTGAAACAGATTACCTTGCTAACTCTGATGTAACAATGCCAGACAATATAAAAACTTGGCGTCAATCTTTAAGAGATATTCCGTCTAATTATACTGATGAAGATGCTTACGACTTACTATTAGCAAGAAATAGTGACGGACAATTAACACATTCAATTTGGAGTAAACCATGAGCTTAGTTAAATTAAATATTGCAAGAGGTGTTACAGGTACTTTGCCTACAAGTAATTATGTTCAAGGTGGAATTACCGAAGCTGATCAATGGAGATTAACTACAAGTTTTAATGGAACCGCAAATCCTATAGCTTCTAACTGGGAAAGAAATGATACTACATTTGATAAAATTGGTACAGGTATGAGTGAAAGTTCTGGTATCTTTACTTTTCCATCTACAGGTATTTACAAAGTAGAATTTAATATTAATGCAAGTAAAAGTAGTGGAGATACAATGTATAATGCATCTAAAATATTTATTACGACAAATAATTCTGATTATAATGAAAGAGCTTTAGGTTATAGTTTTATAAATGAAGCTGGAGGAGAAACTTATAGTTCTAGTCATTGTCAACTTATGATTGATGTTACAGATACAAGTAATATCAAAGTTAGATTTGGAGTAATTAATCAAGCTGCTACTGATTTTTATGGAGATACTAATGTTAATAAAACAACAGCAACGTTTATTCGTTTAGGGAGTACTTAGAATGGCTAGACCAAATCACATAGAAGATGCTTTAATTAAAATGCACAGCAATCAATGGTTTACTTGGACAGATAGTAAAAATAAAATTTATGCTAACTTACGATTAACAGAAAAAGTAGGTGTTGATGAAAACATTGTAGATAATCCAGTAACAGAATTACCAACTGAAACAGTGGTAAATGCAAAGCTAAAAGAATTACAAGATGCTTGGGATGCTGCAAATGGTTAATCCTTGTGGCTGTAATGGAAATTGTGTTTGTGGTAAATGAAAACATTATTCATACTACTAGCTGCAATAACTTTTATTGCTGTATCAACTGACGTAAAATCTGCTGATACAAATACTGTATCATCTACTGTTGTAACTAATTCTACACCACCTACAGCTAATGCTCCTAGTGTTGTAGTAAATAATTCTGATGTATGTAAGACGGCAGCCAGTTCTGCAATTCAAACCCAAGTGCTTGGTTTTGCCAGCGGAATTACAATAACGGATGAGAATTGTGAACGTATAAAACTTGCTCGTAGTTTATATTCAATGGGAATGAAAGTAGCTGCTGTTAGTTTATTATCACAAGATCCTAGAGTGTTTGACAGTATGGTTATGGCTGGAACTCCACCGCCTATTTTTTCTAAGATTGGTTCAGACGCATTAGACGAATGGAAAAAAAATCCACACCTAATACCAGAAGGATCAAAAGTTTTTAGTAATAATAAAATAGAAATAACAACAACAGAAAATAACAATGAAGAATTTAAGAAATTTATTATTGCTGCTATGGCTATGTATATCGGTTTCCCTATCTTATTCTAGTTACGCTGTTGATTGTTCTACTGATACTGTTGGGTTATGTACACCAACAATAGAAGAAATAATTCAAGAAACTATTACCGAAGAAATTATCCATGAAGCTGATGGTATAACAACTATCACAACTACAACACACGATATTACAACTACTACAGTTACCAATGAAAACTCTGATAATATTTTAGATAGCGATAACGACTTTGTTGTTACTTCTAAAGACGGAGAAATGGATATTGATTGGGGTGGTCAAGGACCAGCGTCAATGCCAAGTGGTAATTCATGCGGTCAGTTAGGCACAGATAAATGTGCGATGATTACTGGATCAGGTAATAGTGTAAGTGCTAATGGCGTAAGTGGTATGGGAACTACTTTTGTAAACACTATAGATATATCTGACTTAAATATTAAACATGGTGGTCAAACTAATTATTCTATCAAAGTAGATAAACAAGACGCAAGTGATTCTATCTATATGCACATCACAGGTAAAGATGGCAGCACCAATGTTTTTTCTGGTACTGATGTTTTATCTGCTAGTGGTACAAATTCTGGTTATCAAACATATGAAAACAGTTTTGATTTTGCTGGTAGCATAACTTCTATTGTTATTGAAATAGGGGGTAGAGATATAAATCTTGCTGTTGGACCCTTGTTTGATTCCGTACAAGTCAACGTGCTTTATAACGTTATCAATACCATTATTACCCAACAGATAACTACTGTTGAAATGTTTATTGCATTAAATATTGATGCACCAGAAGATGTTATTGATCTTGTGGAAGATGTTTTTGATGCCAATGACATTGTTAATACAGATCAAGGATTAGATTTTACACCAATAGAAATAGATGAACCAACTTATCAAGAAGTAGAAATTGAAATTGAAGAAATACAAATTGCAGAAATAGAGATTGCTAATGAAATTGAAACAGAAATTGATACTGTGGTGGAAGAAGTTGAGCCAGATATGGACACCGAAGTTAAACAAGAAACCGAAACAGAAACAAAAGAAGATACCACCGACACTAAACCAGAACAAGAAAATGAAACCCAAGAAGAAGTTGCCGAAGAAGAAAGTAAGCAAGAAGAAGTAAAAGAAAAACCTAAAGAAGTAGTAGAAAAAAAGGAAGAACCAAAAGAAGAACCTAAAAAAGAAACAGCAAAAGAAAAAGCTGCAAAAAAGATTGTTAAAAAAATGGATGATAAAAAAAGATATGATTCCAACAATCAAATGAAAACATTAATTGTTATGCAAGTATTAGGTAACAGTAAAACTTTTTTTGATAGTCAAAAAACTTTGTTAGATAGACAAGGATTTTTTTCTGATGCAATATTACCAGATACTATCATCCCTAATAATAACATGGCACAATATTTATTATTTGCTGGTAGCGATGGAATGATGAATGAAATGATTGAACAACAATGGCGAGTAACTTCGGAATAATTATGGCTGAAATAGATGTAGCTGGTATTAAATTTAAAGGTGGTAAAATATTTGTTATTTTAACAATTTTATCAACTTTAGTAGGTGGCTTGTGGACAGGATTTATTTTTTACAAAGATTACTTGGACATGAAAGATCAAGTACAACAATACACCGCACCAGATTTATCAGGATTTGATAAAAGAATAGATTTAATTCAACAAGAGGTTGAAATGATTACTGGAGAATTATCCATGATTATGGATGAGGTAACATTGGTTGCGGATGTTGCTAAAGAATTAAAGAACGATCTAAAGTCTGATGTTAGACGGATTGAAACCATCGTAGAGGATGTTGAGCAACGAGTTAAAGAAGATTCTAGAAATAATGCAAAAGAGTTAAAAGAAGTTATCCAAGATATTAAGGATGACATGACTAAGCTCGAAGAAAAAATAGATAAAAGAATTAAATTAACTTTAGAAAATCCTCTATCACAAATGAAGTAGTATGATGCAAGATAGTATAGGTCATTTATTAACCAACGACATAAGTGCGTTAAATTTAATTATCTTATTAATTATTTTAACAATGCTTATTAAAAAGAAATAACATTATGCCAGAATCTTGGGAACAACAGATTGCTGAATTGCGTACTGACGTAAAACATATGCTGAAAAGCCAAGAAATAATGCAAAAACAAATACGAGATTTACAAAAGTTTAGTTCAATGGGTGCTGGAGGATTAAAAGCATTGGTTGTTATAGGAGTAGTTTTAGGTGTCATTGCGAAGTGGATGGGATTATTTGATTAGTTTTGTCTTATGCTAAAATAAAGGTTGGTTTACAATCTGAATTTGTTGCAGCTAAATGGCTGACAGAAAAAAATTATACTGTGTATTGGAAAACACAGGACATGGACCCAATAGATTTAGTTGCGGTACATAGAGTATCAGGAAAAGTTTTAAAAATAGATGTTAAAACAGCATCAATACGAAAGACCTGGAAGCCAGGTACAATGATTACAAGAACACAATCTAAATATCAAAAACAATTAGGAGTACAAATTTTATATGTCTTTAAAGATGGAAGATGCAAATTTAAGTGAGCTTAAAGAACGCATCCGTTTACATGAGGGTTATCGTCTTGAAACTTACAAGGACCATTTAGGTTTTTTAACAGGTGGAATAGGTCATAAAATGTTGCCTGGGGAAGAAGTACCAACAACAGAAGATGGCTGGTTAAAAATATATGACGAGGACTTTGATAAAGCAATCGAGGGAGCAGCCAAAGTATGTCAAGGTATGGATTTACCTGATAAAAAATTTGGTGTGTTTATCGAAATGGCTTTCCAGCTTGGAGCTACTGGATTGTCTAAATTTAAAAAAGCTCTTGCAGCAGCTAGGGAACATCAATGGCAAGAGTGCCACGATCAACTTCTCGATAGTCGCTGGTATAAACAAACGCCAAATAGAGCAAAATCATTGGCGGAAATAATGTTGGAGGACTAACATGGAAAAGATTAAATATTTTTGGGATGGACTTTCTAAGCGAGGTAAAATTCTTGTAGTAGCTGTTATAATTATTGTAGCAGTTGTTGCTTGGGGACAATTCTAATGTGGCAATTATTAGCAAAGCCGTTATTTGGAGTAGCGGCTGATGCTGTCAAAGGTTTTGTAGAAACCAAAAAAATTAAAAGTGAAATAAAAATCACATCAATTAAAGCAGAAAAAAAGAGATTAGAGGACATTGCTGCTGGTAAAATAAAATGGGAACAATCTGCTGTCGATCAAATGAAAGGCAGTTGGAAAGATGAATTTGTTTTATTAGCATTAATGATACCAGCTATCTGTGCATTTATTCCTTGGATGCAACCACACATTGAAACTGGACTAGCTACCTTGGAAAATATGCCGAAATATTATACGCACCTTTTATACATGGCGTGCAGCGTGTCGCTTGGTTACAGAGCAGCACCTGGAGTAATGAGTTTGTTTGGCAAAAAGAAATAATATAATCACTATTCCTGGTATGTGGTTCTTTTCTAAAAACCGAACCCAACAAGAAGAATATAAAACAAATCATCGACCACCGGATTGTGAAAGTTGTACAAAAACACCAATACATTCAAATGATGGTTTAAAGACCTGGATGTGTGGAAACTGTAAATTTAACCAATTTAAGCCAAAAAAAAAGCTCGTATTTTGAGCATACAGAAGGTTGTAGCACCTCTCCTTTGTGATTGTACCCCCCTAATTATTCATTAAATCGGCAATTTTATCAGCTCTCTCTTGTTCCTTCTCAAAGTTCCTCCAGCCACCTTTTACATACCTATCTGATATTTCTTTTGTAGCATGACCATGATCTCTCATCATCGCTTGTTTATTTTCTTCCAAGTATTCTTTTAAAGTAATAACAAACACCCTAAAACTATGTGGTGTTATGTTTCCTATTATACCAATCTCCTTATTATATTTATTTAATACTCTATTCACAAAATTATTACGATGCAGCATAGTACCTTTTTCTGTTGTAAATAATAATTGGTTTGGATCAGTAATATTTTTTTTATCTATGTATTCACAAAGAAGCTGTGTCATTTCTTTTGATAAAGTAACAGCTC